CAACGCAATGCGTGCCGACAGGATACCCGGAAAATGTCACCCCCCCGCACTCGTCGTGGGTATGACCAAACGACCAAAAACCACCACGCGGATCGACCCGGCACTCGAACCGCTCACCGTTCCGCTGAGCAACCTGACCAGCTTGAAAGGCAACCCGCGCAAGGGTGACGTCGCCGCCGTCGCCCGCAGTTACGAAACCTTCGGGCAGCGCAAGCCCATCGTGGCGCGCCGCACTGGGGAAAACTCCGCCGGCCCGACCGGGGAGGTGATCGCAGGTAACCATCAACTGGCGGCAGCGAAGAAGTTGAAGTGGGAACGCATTGCGGTCGTGTGGACTGACGACGATGAACTCACGGCAAAGGCTTACGCGCTCGCAGATAACCGAACAGCCGAGCTCGGCAGTTACGATTTGGAAAACCTCGCCGAGATGGCCAACGCGGTCTCGGCAGATGCCGAGTTGATGAAAGCGACAGCGTGGACAACCGATGACCTTGCCAAGATACTTTCGCAAGGCGAACCAGCAGCGCCAAGCGCGGAGGAGCAAGCCTTGCCGGAGGGTTTCGCCGTCATCGTGTATTGCGAAGACGAAGATCAACAGGCAGAGCTGCTGAACCGTTTCCTCGGCGAAGGCTTGAACGTGAAAGGACTCGTGTCGTGAGTGACCAACCGATAGTATTGCGTGCGCCTGTTCAACGTTCCGCACGCACCGTCCAACTCGAAAGCATTTTCGATCTGGGCAGTTCGAGCGAAAGCGTAGTCACGTTGCCGGCGTTCCCGATGGACAAACTCAGCGAGCGGACCTGGTCGATCGGTCTGATCGTCGGCCCTTCGGGTTCGGGCAAAACGCAGACAGCACGTCACGCGTTCGCCGAGCATTGGCCGGAGCCGTTCGAGTGGGACAACACGAAAGCCGTGGTGGATAACCTGTCGGCTGAACGAGGCGTGAAGGAGATCGTGAACGTGCTTTCGTCGGTGGGGTTCAGTTCTCCCCCAGCGTGGTTGCGGCCTTACAACATCCTTTCCAACGGCGAGAAGTTCCGGGTGGAAATCGCTCGCGCGCTTCTCGAAGACAAGCCGTTGACCATCATCGACGAGTTCACGTCCGTGGTGGATAGGCAGGTGGCGAAGATAGCGTCCAGTTCCGTCGCCAAAGCCGTGCGGTCAAGAAAGCAGCAACTGATCGCTGTATCGTGCCACTACGACATCGAAGATTGGCTGCAACCCGACTGGGTGTATCAACCCGGCACGGGCGAGTTCACCTGGAGGTCGGTTCAACCCCGTCCCCAGGTCGAAGTCGAAATCGTCAAAGGGAGCACAGCGGACTGGCCGCTCTTCGCTCGTCATCACTACTTGAGTCACACGATACCGAACAACGCACGCGTGATGCTAGGCAAGATAGATGGCCAGCCTGTTGGCCTCATCGCTGCTGCGACGTTGGTGACCGGCAGCGTGAACAACGCCTGGCGGCTTTCGCGCGTCGTCATCCTTCCCGACTATCAAGGTCTCGGTCTTGGGACTGTGTTGTCTGACTTGATGGCCGCCGCGTTGACTGCGTGCGGAAAGAAAGTCTACATCACCACGTCCCATCCGGGTTTCGTGCGTTCGCTGAACAAGTCGAAAGTCTGGGCGTTGGCACGCGCAACCGGTCTAAACCCGATAGCGACCAAGATCGGAAAACGAACGAACGCGTGGGACAGGTTGACAGCAGGTTTCCGTTACGTCGGCCCGGGAAACGTAGAAGCAGGCAAGGTCATCGCTGGCGGAGCATTGCAGGTGAAAAGTTGACGCGACCAGGACCAGCCCCAACACCGACGCATCTGCGCATCGTGCGTGGTGATCGCAAAGACCGGATCAACACAGCCGAGCCCAAACCGAAGAAGCAAAAGCCGAAATGTCCCGATTGGCTCAGCGACGAAGCAAAGGTCGTCTGGCGTAGAACGACCAAGCAGCTGGAAGCGATGGACCTGCTTTACGCCGCCGATGCGGACATCATCGCAGCGTATGCCAACGCCGTCGTGAACTACCAACGAGCAAGCGAACTGGTGGACCGTTCTGGTGTGCTGATCAAAGGCCGGCGAGACGGAGTAGTAACGAACCCAGCCGTGCGTGTTCAGCGCGACTGCGCACAGCAGATTCGTCAGTTCGCCAGTGAGTTGGGTTTGACACCATCATCGCGGACGCGCTTGAGCGTCGAGCAGGAGACCGCCGGTGAGCGAGATCTCCTGGACTAAACCAAGCGTCACCACAGCCGGCTTGAACCTCCCCGAAGGCGCGTGGTATGACGAAGTTGCCGCGCAACGTGCCGTAGATTTTTTCGGCCTGTTGCGACTCGTCGAAGGTCGTGGTGCTGGTCAGAAGTGGGAACTGTTGCCGTGGATGGAATACGAAATCGTGCGCCCACTTTACGGCTACAAGCGCGCCGACGGCACGCGGCTGTATCGGACCGTTTGGGTGGAGGTCGGTAGGAAAAACGCCAAGACTACGCTGGCCGCAGGCATCGCGCTCTACGGTCTCGTCGCCGACGGTGAAGCTGCGCCGCAGGTTATCATCGGCGCCCGGGATCGCAACCAAGCGCGGCTCTGCTTCGAGCTCTGCCGCAAGATAGCGCTGGCGTCGCCGGCGCTTGCCAAGCGTTGCCGCCCGGTGCGCTCCTACATTGAGCATTCAGCAAGTGGCGGCATCTTGCGTGCCGTCAGTGCGGACGCCTCGAGTCAGCATGGGTTGAACTGTTCGGTCGCCATCATCGACGAGGTCCACGCGCACCGCGACCGTGAACTCTGGGACGTCCTGGCGACGTCGACCGGCGCACGTGCGCAGCCCATCGTTATGGGCATAACCACCGCTGGAGTTTACGACCCCCATAGCATCGGATGGGAACTCCACTCCTACACCGAGCAAGTCGCCGCCGGTCTGCTCGAGGACCCCTACCTGCTCGGCGTCATCTATGCCGCCGAGCCGGACGACGATTGGCAGGACCCGACGATTTGGCCAAAAGCTAACCCAAGTCTCGGTGCGACGATTTCGGAGGATTACCTGCGCGAAGAAGTGGCGCGTGCTCAAGTGAGCCCGGCCCGGCAGACAACGTTCCGGCAGCTGCACCTGAACATCTGGACCCAGGAGGTGAGCCGGTGGCTTGACCCGGCGGCGTGGGATACCTGCGCCGATCCGGTCCGCCCGGTGGAGAAGGGGCAGGTCTGCTACGCTGGCCTCGACCTCTCGACGACCACCGACATCTCGGCGCTGGTGCTGGTGCGTCCGGACGACGACGGAGGGTTCGACGTCGAGCCGTTCTTTTGGCTGCCGGAGGCTGACATCCTCGAGCGCGAGCGCCGGGACCGTCTGCCCTACCGGGACTGGGCTGCCGCCGGTCTCGTCCAGCTGACACCCGGGAACGTGGTGGACTACGCCTACATCAAGCAGCGCATCCTGGACCTGGCCGATGAGCGCGGCGGGTTCCAACTCGCCTACGACCCGTGGGGGGCGACAGGCCTGATCACTGAGCTGAGCGGGGAGGGGATGAGTTGCGTGGCGACCCGGCAAGGGTTCGCGACGCTTTCGGCGCCAACCAAGGAGCTCGAGCGCCTGGTGCTTTCCGGGAAGCTCCGACACGGGGGGCACGCAGTTTTGCGCAGTCACGCGAGCGCCGCACTCGTTGTGACAGATAGTGCTGGCAACCTCAAGCCCTCAAAAAGCAAGAGCACCGCACGCATCGACGGTCTGATGGCGCTCGTTATGGCGCTCAACGCGGCGATGCTTGCCGGTTCACGAGGTTCAGGACGATCCGTATACGAAGACAGAGGCGTGGAGGTCATCTGATGAGCATCAACCCAAGCACCAGCGCAGTCTCGGTCTCCAGCACAGCCGTGCTGGTCATCGACGACGAGACAACCCCGACGGGCCGAGCCGAGGATGGGCGGGTGACCTACGAAATCTTCAACGCAGGACCGAGCACCTGCTTCCTGGGCGCGTCGGACGTCACCACCAGCACCGGCATCCCGTTGCCGGCGAACGCGTCGCGCAGCATCTCCATCCGCCATCACGGGAAGCTCTACGCGCGCTGCGCCTCGAGCAATACCGCCGACGTCCGAGTGCTGCTGGTCCCCTGATGACTGACAGCATCTACAGCGCACCCGGGCCGCGTTCAGATAGCGCGAACGCGCAGACACCCATCGACGGTCGCCGCTATGCGACCCTGGGGACCATCCTGACCGCAGTCCCCAGTGCCAACGTCGGCAGCGTCGCGCGTATCATTTTCGACCGCGACGTCGAGATCGACGAGCTCGCCGTGTACCTGAACGCGACTTACACCAACGCCACGACCTACACCTACCGGCTGGGGATTTATCGTGACAACGGCTCCGGCTTGCCGGGTGCGTTGGCGAGGGATGCCGGGACCGTCTCGATAGCGCAGAACGCGACCGCTGGGTTCAAGGGTATCGCGCTAACTGGCGGCGACGTGGTGAACGTCTCAGCGGGTGAGCCTTTCTGGGTCGTCTGCGCCGCCAGTCACTCGGGAACGGTTCCCACGCTCATCAACTACGCAACGCACCAGCAGCCCTACTCGGACTACGGTCTGATCTCTAACGCGTGGGCCGCGTGCTTCGGGTATGCGGGTGCGCCCGGCACTGCTCTGCCGGCTACGTATTCGCTGCCGACGCCGCCGACCAACCCGATCGGCGTCGCGGTCTATGTGAAGGTGAA